CATAATATTTATAGGAGATTTACCCACTACAAATATTATAGAGCCAGAAATCTAAGTGCTTTTCTTATGCTCTAACCGTATGGAATCCCGTACGGTTAAATTTATATATTGGAGGTATTATCTTGAGGATGTATACAAAAATAGCACTAACAATTGCTGTAACCGTCATTACAACAAAGCTAGTGCTACACATAGAAGAACAGCGAAAAATCAGAAACTTACATAATTCAATTAATAAACTAATCGATAGTAAGAACTTCTGACAATACGCTATATATTAGACGTTTGGAAACTTCAATTGGATAATCTAGTTGGAGATAAGCAAATTCATCGGATTTTGACTTATCAGGATTATCAATATAATTTTATTTTATTTCTTTAGCCATTTGAGTGAAAATTTCTTGGCTTTTCTTAGAAATTAAAGTTTCCAATTCAGATTTTTTCATAATCTCACCTCCTTTTGTCTATTATACAACTAGGAAAGATTATAAACAATCGCCCTGGGCATGGCGTTAAAAGGCTTTTTTACTTTACCAAAATGTCGTGGTCGTTGCCACGTTAAACAAACGTACAGGAGGAAAAGAAATGAATCGTAAATTTTTGGAACAGTTAGGATTGACTGAAGAACAAGTTGAAGCAGTTATGTCTGAACACGGGAAATCAACACAGGACTTACAAGCGAAGGTGTCTGCTGCAGAAGATAATGCCAAGGGCTTGCAAGACCAGTTGAGAGAGCGTGATAAGGACATGAAACAGCTCAAACAAGACGCTGAGGGCAATGCTGACCTACAACAAAAATACTCAGACTTGGACAGCAAGTACAAGACACAACAGAAGGAACATGAACAACAACTCAAGACAATGCAACTAGATCATGCTATTGAAATGCACTTGAGCGGTAAGGTTCATGACGCTGGAATCGTGTCTAGTCTACTAGATAAGTCTAAATTGGGATTAGGTGACAACGGAGCGGTAACTGGATTAGATGAACAGTTGACGGCTTTGAAGGAATCTAAAGGCTTTTTATTTGCTCCAGAAAAGGCTGTAGAACCACATATCGCTGGTGCTAAGCCACAAGGGGCAACACAAGAAGAAACAGTTGCTAACGACCTGACAACGCAGATGATTAATGCGTTTACGTCAGATCTATAATCAAAAAATAGAAAAGAGGAACAGATATGCCAGCAACATTGAACTATGCACAGGCTTACCAACAAGGTTTGCAAACCCGCTACAGTGAGAACGGATTGTTATTCACTAACAAACTTTGGAACTCTCCATCCAACACGCTTTTGAAATTCACAGGGGCTAAAGAAGTCAAAGTACCACGTCTTTTGATTAAAGAAGGACGTAAAGACCGTACACGTCGCACGATTACGAATATTGACGCTAACTATGAAAATCAATGGGAAACATACACATTGACTAACGAGCGTTACTGGTCAACACTAGTAGACCCATCAGATGTTGATGAAACTAACTATGTTACTTCCATTGCTAACATCACTAAAACATTCAATGATACTGAAAAAGTTCCAGAAATGGATAAATTTATGGTATCTAAATTGTTCTCTCGTAAGAAAGAACTTGATACAGAAAGTAAACAAATTAAGTCATTGAATTTGACTGAGGAGAACTTCCTCGCAACATTCGATGAGTTGATGGAACAAATGGACGAAGCTGGAGTACCAGCAGAAGGTCGTGTTATTTTCTGTACACCAGCAGTAAAACGCATGATCAAGAACATCAAGCAATTTGGCCGTACAGTCAATATCCACGGTCAAGGTACAGTTATTGACCGTTCTATTGGTCGTTTGGACGATGTGACGATTGAGCCATCTATTCCATCTGACCGTATGAAGACCGTGTACAACTTCACAAATGGAGCTAAAGTTGACCCAACTGCTAAACAAATCCATTTCTTCTTGATTCATATTCCATGTATGGCAGCGCCACAAAAATATGAATTTGTAGGACTTGACGCACCAAGTGCTTCTTCAAGCGGTAACTACTTGTACTACGAACAATCTTACGATGATGTATTGCTATTCAAAACCAAGCATGAAGGCCTAGCATTTGTCGTCGCACCTTAAAAAGGAGGATAGAAAATGTTAACAGTAAAAAAGGATAACCGTGTCCTCAACATTGACGAACTAGAAAAAGTAACCTTCTTGGAAGATGGTTATGATGTGGTTGAAGTTCGTGACGGTGAGTATGCTGTAGTTGAACCTGCTACTGGCGGACGAACTTATACCATTCAAGAGTACAGAGCAGTAGTTGCAGAACGTGACCAAGCTCTAGCAGAACGAGATAAGGCTCTAGCAGAGCTTGACAAATTAGCTAAGAAATTGGCTAAAGACGATAAGTAGAAAGAGAGGTTCTGCTGATGGAGAAGAGAACATCGGAAGAAATCCAAAAGCATAACGAAGATGCTAGACAAGCCTTGATTGACTTGTACGAACAACGTTATACATGCTATCTAGAAGAGTTAGTGGTCGATGAAGTCATGCAGAACATTCTTAACTACTGCAATCGTGAGGATTTTCCTTTAGAATTGCGATTTGTGGCCATTCAGATGGTTTATGTTGTTTGTAATCCTGACCAAGCTGTCCAAGGCAAGAATATTTCCGTTGGAGATACTCGTGTCGAATTGGCTAAGTCAGACCTTGCTAGACGGGCCGAAAGTGTCTTGCTGGACTTTACGAGTCAGCTACAGCGGTTTAGAAAGTTGAGGTGGTAGGATGAATATCAATGATGTTCTATCTCGGGCAACACCAAGCATTGAATGGACCTATGATAAAAAGATGGATGTGTTTGCTACTGTCGAGGGCACGAAACCAAACGGAGCTGACTTTGTAGAGTTCAAAGAAATCTATAAAAAGGTTCCTTGTCGTGTTTCTGTTCGTAACTTAGTGAATACTGAGCAGAACGAAGCGCACCAACTCAAGACAGAACACAAGATTTTCTGTTCGCCTAAATTTGCTATCAAAGCTGGTAGTAAATTGATTGTGGACGGTGTTAAATACCTGACTAGTGAAGACCCGATGGTTTATGTCACGCATCAAGAAATTGTGGTAAGACGACATGAGTGGCTATGATGATAGTGACGTTCAAGAGTTTTTGAAACGACTTGAACGAGCTCAGGCAATTATTGATTCTGAGTTTATGCAGGCTGCTAAAGATATCGGCCTAGCCTTTTTGAAAGAGGTTAAGGAACGAACACCAAAGGGCCTAACTGGTAAGCTCAATCAATCATGGAAGATAGAAGTAACCAAAAACGGAAACGTGTACGAGGTTATCGCATTTAACCCTATGGAGTATGCTTCTTTCGTTGAAAGCGGACACCGTCAACAAGTAGGGCGTTATGTCCCTGCAATTGGTAAGCGTTTGGTCAATCCTTGGGTAGAAGGGCGCTTCATGATGAGGCTGACAGAAGAACAGATTAAACAAAAAATCCCACAAATCGCGCAACAAATCGAAGAGAGGCTAAAGGAGGAACTAGGTGGATTATAGTATTAGACCACTCGTCATTAAGCAACTCAAAGATGTGTTTGGGTGCAAGGTGTATGATGAACAAATCCAGCAAGGATTGAAAACACCTTGTTTTATTGTAGATGTGAAACCTGTGACTCGGAAGCGGTTGGCAAACCAAAACGATAAGCAGGTTTTTATTGTCTTGCTGCATTACTACACCGAAAAAACAACAGACTTATATCAAAAGTTTGAAGAGATTGAAATGGTGTTTAATTCGCCTTCTTTTCGTTATTTGGGGGACAAGTACCCTATCAATGATTTGAAGGTGGAATACAATGCGAATGACTTGATATGCACATTTACAATCACTCGATACGTACGATGGGTTGAAGAAGAACCGACAATGCAAATATTAGAAAGGATAGGTGAAACTTCTCATGGAAATGAATGAAGAAGTAGGTTATATAACCGAACCAGTGGTACCAACCACTGAAGATAAATTTGGCAAAGAGGCATTACTCAAGTATTTTGAAGATGATGCAACTTTGTTAAACATTTTGCTGGAAGATGACCAGTCATACTCACTAGCAGAAGTAAGACGCATTTTAGAAGACTGGAGAAAGGGTGTGGCTAACTAATGGCACAATGGACAGTACAGAATAAACGAGTTCCAAAGGCCTACATCAATTTCGTATCAAGAGATGATGTGATTATTCCTTTGGAAGACAATACGATTGCAGCAGTTATGATTGCTGGATCTTGGGGAGAGCCTGGTGCCTTCACACTTGTTGATGGTACAAGCAACTTCCGTCGCCTATTTGGTAAACCGATTGATGAACTTCTTCCGATTCGTGAAGCCTTGAAAGGAACTGGTAAGGTCCTTGTCTATAACGGTGTGAATAACACTGGGGTACAGGCAACGAAAACAGAAAATGATATGGTCGTTACAGCTAAACACAAAGGATTAGCTGGTAATAAAATCCATGTTATCTTCAAAAAACAAGTTGCTACTGGATTTGAGGTAACAACCGTTTTCTTTGGAAAAGAAGTTGACAAACAAATCATCACAGCCTTGCCATTTAAGAATGACTATGTGAATGTAACGGGCACTTTAACAACAGAAGATAAAACAATCTTGCTTGAAGGTGGTACTGATGGAGCTACAACCAATTCAGAGGTTGAAGATTTCCTAAACGCACTCGATACTCAAGACTTCCGTGTCTTGGCTCTGGGTACAAATGAAAGTGCAACAAAAGCACTTGTTACGGCTCATATCAAGAAATGGCGTGACGCTGGTCGTTCAGTTATTGCAGTCTTGAATGATTACACGGACGCTGACGATGAAGGTGTTGTATCAGTCGGTAACGGGGTTACATTAAGCGACGGTACGAAACTAAGCGCTAAGGATTGTGTATACTTCGTAGCTGGTAAGTATGCAGGGGCTGGCTTGCAATCCAATACATTCAAATCTTATCCAGGCGCTATCGACTGTGAGCGTAAGAACGAAGCGGAGGCTGAAAAGCTCATCAATAAAGGCCAGCTTATCTTTGCTTATCGAAATGAAAAAGTGATTATCCTGTCAGATGTGAACTCATTTACTAGCTATACGGCAGAACACAGTCGTATCTTTGGCAAGAACAAACTTGTCCGCACCATGGATAATATCAATACCAATGTCAAGTATATCTTTGAGAACTACTTCATCGGTAAAGTGCCAAACAATGTGAATGGTCGTGAGTTGTTTAAACAGCGAATCATCACAATGGTCCTTGACCCACTTGCTCAAAAGCAAGCCTTGGAGTACCAAGCTAAAGATATTGAGATTTCACAAGGTATCACTAAAGAATCCGTCGTGGTTAACTTGCCAGTTGTCTTGACAGACGCTATGGAAATCTTGTACATGACGGTTATCTGTGATTAAGAAAGGAGAAACTAGCTAATGGCTATTATGAACCAATTGGATGCTTTGTCTGCTAAGGAAGGAACGGTCTTCTTTACAATCAATGACAAGCAGTACGAACTAGCAGAGCTTATCTCTCTAGAAGCGAAAATTGAATATACAAAAGCTGACGTGACCCCTCTTAACTCTCGTATGAAGGGTGGTAAGATTGTCGGTGCAGAAGGTACAGGAACTGTGAAGATGTATTACCACCGTCCTGAATTGAAGAAAATGGCTCTGGAATACGTCAAAAACGGGTTATTGCCTCGTATCGATATTAAGTGTACCAATGAAGACCGCACATCTCGTGCAGGTCGCTACACAATTGTTTTGAAAGGTGTTCTGTTCAAAGAATCACTTATCTTTAAACTAGATGGATCAGCAGATGAGGTCATTGACGAAGAAACAGACTTCACATTCCAAGATTTTGATATCTTATCAGAATTCCAAGAAATTACATACTAACACAAGGAGGAAATAGTGGTGAGTGGATTACAAGCGTTTTTGAAACAAAACAAAAAAGGGGAAGAGACTAAGGATGTCTTGCTTCCTTCTTTTGAGGAACCAGTTAAAATTCGAGTGTTGAGCGCTCGTGAAGCGGACTTAATCAATGACCGTTGCTTTGTGAATAAGCCTGGTCGTAATGGACGCCAAGAGCGTGTCTTTGACGGTGTTAAGTATAACCGTGAAATCTGTATTGCGTCTATCGTGGTTCCTGACCTTAACGATAAAGAATTGCAAGATTCTTATGGAGCAATGGGAGCTTCTGAGCTATTCGGTACCATGTTCAATTGGGGCGAAAGCGCCTTGATTTTGGAAGCTGTGACCGAACTCAGCGGTATCAACCAAACATTCCAAGACAAGGTTGACGAGGCAAAAAACTAATAAAAGAGGACGCGGAGGCACAACTTGCCTACTTCGCCCTCGTAAACTATTACATTCGCCCTAGTGAATTTGTGAATATGGATGTAGAAGAAAAAGCCTTTTTCGCTGCAGTCATGCACGAAGAGGCAAAACAACGTAAAAGAATGAAGAAGTGAGGTGATTCTATTGGCAAATATACAAACAACCATGTCTTTGACCGATAGAGTCACAGGCACTTTAAATAAAATCTATGCGACTATGGAGCGTGTCAAAAACGCAGGTTCTGGCATAGATAAAGCCATGAAGGATCAAGAATCCGCTATGAAAAAAGCTGGCGATTCTGGTCAATATTTTGTCAATAAAGCTGGGCGACTCATTGATATTAACGGTAGATTTGTAAATAGCGCAACTCTAGCAGCTGCAGGGCTCAAAAAAGAAGAACTGGCTCTAATAGATTTAGGGAATGCCTCTAATAATGCTTTTAACAAACTAAGTAGATTAGTATCTTTGAAAGGTTTGTTGAAGACCGCTTTAGCTGGTATTGCAGTCGGTAAAATTACCAAACAAGCTATAGGCATGTCAGACGAGTATGCTAATATGCACGCTCGTTTAGATATGATCCGTGACGGTATGCAGACGACAGAGGAACTTCAAAAGTCTATCTATACATCCGCACAACGTACAGGTTCAGCCTATACAACCATGGCGAACGGTGTCGCTAAGATGAGGATGCAAGCTGGCGATGTTTTTCAAAACAACGGCGAGACAATTGCTTTTTTGGAAACTATGAACAAATCCTTTGTAGTCGGTGGCGCAAGCATTGAAGAACAAAAAAGCGCCATGCTTCAGCTTACTCAGGCTATGGCTAGTGGTAAGTTGCAAGGTGATGAATTGCGTTCTCTTGCTGAAACTTCACCAGCCTTAATCCAAGCTATTGCCAATAAGCTAGGGGTTAGCCGTGGCGAGATTAAGAAACTTGGAGCAGACGGGAAGATTACGGCCGACATTGTCAAAACTGCCATGCTAGAAGCAAGCGATACGATTGACAAGCAGTTTCGTAATATGCCCCTAACTTGGGGTAGAGCATGGCAGAACTTCCTGAACTTTGTGACCAAGGCACTTGAGCCGATATCGATTAAGATTAATCAGATAGTGAACTCGTCCGCCTTCCAACAATTTGCCCAGATTGTAGCCACGGCACTTCAATATGTCGTTCAAGCGGCTATCTTTGCTATGGATATGATTGGGGCTGTTTTGAGTATGTTAGCTCCTATTGCTCAATTTGTCATTGACAACTGGTCTGTGATTCAACCGATTATTATTGCTGTGGCAATTGCTATAGGAACTTATATAGTCGCAATGAACGCAGCAAGTATAGTGACCAATCTATTTAGTATCGCTACAAATGTTGCGAAAGCCGCTATGGCTGGTTTTAATGCAGTGATGGCAATGAACCCAATCATGTTGATTGTGATGGCAGTCATTATCCTTATTGGTCTCTTTTATGCCTTAGTTACATGGTTTAACAATCTTACTGGTGCAGCTTTATCAGCTACAGGAATCATCATGGGAGCGATATTTGCCCTTGGAATGATAATTTGGAATGTGATTATCGGGATTATCAATATCATTATATGGGTGATAAATATGGTCCTACAACTTGTTTTTGGTGTTGCTAACGGCATCATGATGATAGGTATGGGGATTTATAGTTTCATTCTAACGATTATAATAGGAATCTTGCAATTTATCGACTGGTTTATTACGGGAGCTATAAATCTATGGAATGAATTGACTTATAACTGTCAAATGGCATGGTATGATATTGCCCAAGGTGGTAGAGGGATGGCGGTCGCTATCGCTGGATTTGTAGATAGTATGGTTAATAGTGTTATTGGTGCAGTCGAGGGCATGATTAACTCTGTCCTTGGTGGCTTTAATAAAATGATTGGCTTCTTAAATGGGTTCGGTCTAAATCTAAGCGCTGTTGGAACGGTTTCTCTTGGTCGGACGAACTTTGCCGGTGATATTGCGAACGCCATTGACAGCATGGAAAAACCAGTCAAGAAGACTTTTGAAGGTCTGCATTTGGCAGATGGTCTTATTAGCCACCAAGCTAACTTAAAAACTCCCGAACTAGAGACTCCACAACTGGGGTATCTTGAATTTGGTAGCGTCGGTGGGGCCTTTAATAACGGCTATAAATTCGGTCAAGGGATTGATAAGGCTGTCGGTGGTTTCTTCAAAGGTGCTGGAGATGCAAACGGTGCAGGAAATAATTTCTTGGGTGACCAAGGCACTACACCTTACGAACTCAGCCCAGCAAGTTCAGCCCCTGGACAAGGAGACGGAGGAAAAGGCGGTGGCCACAATCCAACTGGTGGTAAATTAGACAAAGTCGGCAAGATTGAAGATGAAATCAAACTGGACGATGAATACATCAAGTTAATTAAGGATGTCGCGACAATGAAGTGGCAACAGAATTTTATTACCTTGAAACCAGAGATTGTCACCAATATTGACTCCATTAACAACGCTGGCCAGTATGCTAACGTATTGGATGATTTGAATGCAACGATTGTGGACGCTTTGAATAACGGCGCTGACGGCCTTATGGCTTACTAGGAAGGAGGTAGCATATGTTTATATTTATTGAAGGCATTAAATTGCCAGTGAATCCAGAAGAAATCAAACTGGAGGACAAACAAGGAATTGAGACAGTCGCTATCATTGATACTGGTAACGTTCCGCTTGTCGGAAATCCAGAGCTTCAATCGATTGAGTTTGAATCCTTTATTCCTAGTGGAAGATACGATGGAAACTACCAACGGAATAGCCGTGTTTCTCCAGAATCCTTTGTATCATCTATTCGTAAATTTAAGACGGAAGGCACTCCTATTCAATTAATGATTGGGGGTGCTTTTGGTTCTGCTATTAACGGGAAATTTCTAGTGGAACAGTTCGATGTCTCTACCAAGACGGGATATGAAAATGACTTGATTTATAAGATTAAGTTTTTACAATATCGGTCTCACAAACCACGAAAGGTCACCATCAAAGACAAGCAAGCGCTTGAGGCTATGAAAAAGAAACCTCAAGCAAAAGCTACGGAAGAACGTAGCGCCACAACAGAGAAACCTGCTCAAAAAAGCCATACGGTCGTGAGCGGTGATACTCTGGGGGGGATTGCTCAGACTTTTTATGGAGACGGCAGCCGATATACTGAAATCTACGAAGCCAACAAAGACAAAATCAAAGACCCTCATTGGATTTATCCTGGACAGGAGTTTGTGATACCATGATGCAATTATTCTATCAGAACAATAAAACTGGAGATACATGGGATTTAGCGACTGTGTCTGAAAAGGTCGAATTCAAGACAACTAGAAAAGGGTCAGCTTGGAGCGTGGAGATTACCTTGTACAACTCTACAAAAGTAGCTTTTGAATATGGTTCTCCGCTTGCTTTCAAGCTAGATGATAAAGAGGTGTTCTTTGGTTATTTGACCAAAATCAAGTACGAAAAAGATACCAAAACAACCTTGACCTTCCATGATCAGATAAAGTATTTGCTACGCAATATCAACTTCATTGCCAGGGGTAAAAACGTCAATCAAATCGTCTCAGCAATCGCAGGGGATTTCGATTTGAAGATTGGGGAACTAAAAGCCCCAGCCGTGACCTTATCCCCTCAACTAAAGGAAGATAAGAAGGCTTTGGATATTATCCAGGAGGCCATGGACGAGACCTTGGTACAAAGTGGAGAATTGCTGGTTTTGTATGACAAGTTTGGAGAGTTGACACTAACGACTCCGAAAAACTTACCAATCCAGTACATTATCGGAAATGAATCCTTTATGTCTAGCTTTGAGTTTGAAGGTTCGATTGAGGATAGTGCTAATATTGTCCGCTTGATCCAAGAGAACAAAGAAACCAAAAAGAGAGAGGTCTACATCTATCAGGACAGTTACAATATCGGTGCTTGGGGAAAACTCCAGTACATGAAAAAAGTGGATGAGAAAGCGACTGAGGGGCAAATCAAGCAATGGGGCGAAATGCTCTTGAAGATGAAAAACCGCCCCAAAGAAACATTCAGTCTGAAAGCCGATATTGGAAGTATTGACTTTTTAGCAGGTCATGCAGTCTATGTGGATGTTAAGGATATTGAAAAGAAGGGGTGGTATGTCATTGAAGAGGCAACTCATTCCTTCAGTGAAGAGAAGCACACGATGGAAATTAAATTATTTATGGCAGGAGGCGAATAGATGGAAGTGATAGAGAATCTAAAAAAATTGATTAGTAATTTCATTGAAAATCGCCAGTTCGCAAAGATAACGACTGGTGTCGTTTTATCGGTTTCTCCACTCAAAATCCAATTGACCAATGAGTTGATTCTAGATGATTCCATGCTCGCTGTCACATGGACCGATGAAGCGTTGGATCCTGAGTATGTTGGTCAAACTCTCCATCTCATCAGACAAGATGGTGGAGGGTTTTATTATGTCTTGTACAAGAAGATTTTCCACTATAAGCGCAAAGTGAAAGGGGATTCTGATGAATGAGTACTCCTAAAACAAACTTTTTAAACATCGCTAAAAATGTTGTCGAAGCTAAGAAACAGCCTAGCTTAACACTAGATGAAACCAATATCTTGCTAGAAACAGATGGCATTCATGCTCTGAAGCAATCAATCAGACGCATGCTGACAACTGAACGGTTCATCTATACGATTTATGACCATCGGTACGGTGTTGAATTAGATGTTTTATTTGGCGGGGATATGGATTATGCCCAAATGGATATCGCACGGCGCATAAAAGAAGCCTTGTATGAAGATGACAGGATTCATGAGGCTCATTCTTTTTCTACTAAGGTAAAGAAAGATGAGTTTTATGTGCAGTTCATGGTTGATAGTGATTTTGGAACATTTGAAATGGATTTGGAGGTGAAACGATGATAAAGGTAAAAACATATCCAGAAATTTTAGAGGATATGCTGGCCTTGTTCGATGATAAGTATGACAAAAGACAAGGGTCTGTCTTGTACAATCTAGTAGCGCCTGCTGCTCGAGAAGTTGCTATTCAGTACACGGTCTTAAAATCGTATGAGGAAGTTAACTTTTTAGATACGAGTACAGGAATTTTTTTAACTCGTTTGTGTAGGCAGTTCGGAGTTGAACGCTTGCCAGCCACGGCATCGGTCCGACTGGTTCAATTCAAACAGGAAATCCCACTCGGAACCCGTTTCAGCGTGGTTAATAGTGAGTATAATTTCCGTGTTTTGGAACGTCTCTCTGGATTTGAGTATAGTGTAGTAGCTGAACAAGTCGGAAATGCTCCCAACTATGTAAGAGGGCAACTCATTAATATTGATGTATTGAGCGACTTTAAAGGGGCAGAAATCGGCTCCGTTATCGTCGTAGGAGAAGACGAAGAGACAGATAAACAACTCCGCAAACGGACCATTGAGTATCTGAAAACACCGACTTTAAACGGGAACATTGCCCAATACAAGAAATGGGCAAGTGAGTTCGTTGGTGTTGGTTCAGCACTTATTGAACCGCTCTGGAAGGGCGAAAATACAGTACGTGTATCGATTACGGATGCTGACGGCAATGAAGCAAGTCCAGAACTGGTAAAGAAATTCAAAAATTACTTGGATCCTGAACCAAGTGGCCATGGGCTAGGTGTGGCTCCAATCGGAGCTTATGTGACCGTGCAGTCTGTAAGTGGCTATAACGTTCGTATTACTGCAACCATCAAGATTGATGAAGATGTAGACATTGAAACAATCAAGAATGAGGCGAAAGTCCAACTCATTAAATACTTACGTGAAGAAGCATTTGAAGAGAAAGAGGTGCGAAACTATAAAGTTGCTACAATCATTGACAGAATTAATGGGGTTCGCGATGTGGACCGTATTTTGTTGAACGACAGGGAACAGAGTATCGAATTATCAAACACGATGCTTCCTAAGCTAGCGGAGGTAACTATTAATGTCGCACGTTAGATATCGTATGTTATCGGCTTTGCCAGAGGTCTTAGATCCAACCATCAATGATTTGTTTGAAACTGAAATTCCAGAACTGGAATTGATTACAGACTTAATCTTTGATACTAGAC